GAACCCTATACAGCTATTAACCATAGACTTAGGTATCATGTCTTCAATGTTAGTTGCAACAACCGAGTAAGAAAGGTTTACACGAGATAGATCGTGCATATTCTTCGGCAGGTTAGTCTTCTGTCCGTAGTTGAACAGCTTATTACAACCCATTATGTATAAGCCACCGTAAACAGTAGCGTTATCCATTTCTCTAAGAACTCTCAAAGAAGATGACGAATCAGGAGCCTTATACCCTTCTTTCTTCGAATAGAAACCCATGTTGCCATGAACGCTTTCTTTCTCCTCGAAGAGCATAGTGTCAACTGTCTTAAACTCAAAGTCTAATACTTCTACTATAAACTCATCATATCCGAACGATGTACGATTCGTTCTAGAGTCATACGTAGACGCATGCATTCCTGTTGAGCTGTACCCATACTTCTTTTGAGCGCTCTTAGCAATATCTGCTAGATCATCTTCATCAAGCTGTCCCTGAGCTATTCTGCGTAACTCATGGATAGGCATTCTACGGATGTAGCCTGCGTATACCATATCACTAAACCCAGGATCTTGTACATCGCTATGGATGAAGTCTACTGGATCTACGTAGTTAGTTACGATTCCGTAGTTAGGATCATTCTCTCTTTTTACGACAGCCATACCTAGAGTAACGATGTCATTGACACAACGTCTGTAAATAGTATCGTTGAAGTCATTCCATCTAAGCGTCATGTTAGTAGCAACTTGTGCAGCTACCTCAGCAGATGTTTTAACCTGCGTACCCATAAAGATTTCAGCTTCCTCTAGTGTATCAGGTAACTGTTCTGCATTACCTACATCTACACCAGTCTTTTCTTTAATCTTTTTGAGAGCCTCTTTTGACTTGATTAAAGCCTCTGTTTTTTTCTTTTCTCTGTCTTTCTCAGAAGAAGAGATAGGATCAACAGCCTCTAAGTTTGGGTATGGTTCTCTAGATAAAATCTTATTGACAACAATCCTAACGAACTTAGGCAGAATAGGAACTGGAGTAAAGTCCAAGTTCAAGAAACTTCCGTCACCGTTGTTAGGATCTAAGCTTGATAGTAGTTGTCTGTAGATGCTGGTATCTTGATTACCTTTTGCGTATGCTCTATTCTTGATGAACGTATCTCTACGTCTTTTCATGAGCGTACTTCCTTGAGCCCCAGAAGACCACTGATTGTGAATGGCCTTTGCGTACTTCAATCCGTACTCCTTGCCTAGCTTCTCTGATGCAGGTGCAAGAGGATCTGGGAACCCACCGTTCTTTTTGCTTTTACTATTGTCGTACATTGTTGCAAATATAGTGAATTTAAGAGTGCCAATGTCTTGGTTTATATTTCCTGAAGAATACCTTCTCGTCTAGATTAGATTTCTTAACTTCTGTCTTTACTTTTTGAGCAGCCAAAAGAGCCAAACCAGAACTAATCGTCAAGTCAAACTTTGTTCTGTTGCTGATCTTGTAGCCTATCCAATCCTCTAGTGTTCTATTGAAATACATCTGACCTATTTCACCAGTCTTAGCGTTTTCTCCTACATGATCGTGTATGTAAGCTTCGATAGCCTGAGCGTGAGATTGGATTACGTCTTGTGAGTTAGACGGTATACCTTTTGTTTTCACATTAACTCTTGCTGAAGCAGAGCCTAAGTGTTTAGGTCTATCCATTAAGTAACCGTCGTAACCTCTTGATTCAAAGTATCTTACGATACCGTACTTATTGTTCTCCACTAAGAGAGGGTATCCGTAATAGAAAGCACACATTAAAACGTCCTCATAAAAGATACTAGCTAGATCTGGACGAGAAGCGTATTCTATTACAAACGTGTTACTTACGCCCTCCATGTTAAACTTATTGTAGAGGTGCATAGCTCCTTTAGACCCCCTCCCATCAACAGTAGCATCAAGGTCATAACTATCGACACCACCACACCCCATATGAGCATTACCTGGTTTCTTCTTACCGTACTCTTCTATATATTTATTTCTGGACTTAGAGTCTGGTTGCCAAGCCAACCTGAATCTTCCATTAGCATCTGGTGAGAATACTACTTCTTTGTCTTTCTCTTTCCACATGAAGTTTCCTCTGACTACTGGAGAAGGGAATAGATTGTTGTTGTAATCAATCTGCTGGTAGATTTTCCCAATATTAAATATGCTACCGTCAATACTATCTCTGAACGCTTCCTCTTCAGTAAATGGGAACTGCCTTACTACCTCGTTCAGTTCAGAAGCATCAGACTTGAGGCTGTCCCTTTCATTCTTTAGGTATGACTTACTCCCTATATCTATATCCTCACCATCGATACCAAGCACAGCTTTGTCTGGATCATCGCATACAGCATTACCGTATTGATCGAAGAACCCTTCTAGCGCTTCGTANGCTGGGATGAATATCCTGTATAATCCAGTCTTAGTCCTATTGTTAGCATTACGCTCTGACGGACAGCTATCCTCCCATAAAGCTTTGTACTCACTACCGCCTTTATCCATAGGGTTTACAGTAGAACCCACGAGAGCCTTACCCACAATTCTACGACCCACAATAAGACACGTACGCTCAATACGCCAAGCTTCTCTAATATCAACTGGCTTCTCCCACTTACCTGCCTCATCGAGATAGAGCATATGAAGCTTCTCACCATCGTATGCGTTGTTCGTAGTATTCTTCCAGTTAATGATCGTGTTGAGAGCGTCACCTTTAAAAGCAGTTTTATTATTCTTTGTAATACGTTTCGATGGCTCACGGAATGCAAGCTCCATACGTGGGTTAGTAGTACCGTCCTGAATTGGTTTGAAGAAGAAAGGGTATGATTTAAAAATCGGTACAACTTTCTTCATAAAGATATTCTCCTGAGAGTCTTTACCAGTCTTCGACTGAATCCCCAGAAGCTTGTCTTTAACTTGCGTAGCTTCGTCAACAAGAACAGAAGCACAGATATTAGTGTAACCAGAACGACGACACTTAGTATAAAGCTGGCCGATGCAACGGGGATCAACTTCACACGCAGCCATGTGAATAAAGATCTCACGCTGGTAGGCAAGGTACGACGGATAACCGATGTCAATCTTGCTCCACTGAAGGAACATGTAGTGTCGTCCTGTAATGTACGTAGGCGTGCCATTGTTGTAAAACCAAACACCGTTACGCCTGCGCTCAAACTCCCCTTCGATATAGCTAGAAAACTTTCTTCTAAACTCGGCAGGCTTTTCGAACCACTCATCCATACTTCGTATCCTCTGCAACTCTTCGGGCATTGGAATGCGTCGCCACATCTGCATAGCCTTTGGTGAGTCGTGGAAGAGGATGTCTTTCTTCTTCGGTTTCTTTGGAAGAACCACGAGTAGCCCATGGAGTTCAATACCTTCTCCTTCCGTACCGTTAGGGTCGATCTTAATCCCTTTATCTTCGTAACCATCTACTTCTATTAAACTAGACATTACCGTACATAAACTGCGACTGCGTAGCCTCAGGATTTGCAACTACACACTCTGTAATTAATATCATACCTGCTACAGACACAGCATTCTGAAGAGCTACTCTAGTAACCTTTGCTGGATCGATAACACCCATCTCAAATAGATCGCCGTACTCTTCAGTCTTAGCGTTATATCCATATCCGTCAGTCTCTGACATCACAGATGCTAGCACAGATAGAGAATCTCCACCAGCGTTTTCTACTATCTGCAAAAGAGGAACCTTGATAGACATAGCTACAACACCTAATCCATGAGCTTCATCATCTTCGAAAGAATCTAGAACGTCTGTAGGTACAGACTCCATAGCTCTTAAGTATGCAGTACCCCCTCCAGGAACGATACCTTCCTCTATAGCAGCTTTCGTAGCTTGAAGAGCATCGTCAACTCTATCTCTCTTTTCTTTCATCTCTAGTTCTGAAGGAGCACCAATCTTCATAATAGCTACACCGCCAGATAACTTAGCTAGTCTTTCTTTGATAAACTCTTTTTCTGTGTCTAGCTTGGAATCCTTAGCTTGTGCCTTTAGGTTCTTTACTCTTTCGTTGATCTCTTCCTGTGGACCGCTACCACCGATAATAGTAGTAATATCTTTTGACACTATTACTTTGCTAGCTGATCCTAGGTGCGTAGCATTCATCGTACTTAGAGTCAATCCAGATCTTTCTGACACTACAGTACCTGCTGTAAGAACAGCTATATCTTCCATAACATCTTCCTTTCTGTCTCCAAACCATGGTGCTTTGATAGCAGCAACCTTTAAGTTACCTCTAGCTTTGTTCACCACAAGAGAAGCTAATGCCTCACCGTCTACATCTTCAGCTATAATAAGCAGCGGACGGTTTGTATTAGAAATCTGTTCTAAAATTGGAATGAGGTCTTTCATATGGCTGATCGTCTCATCGAACAATAAGATGAATGGGTTATCTAGTTCCGCTTGCATCTTTTCTGGATTGGTAATAAAGTGCGGAGAGATAAACCCTCTGTCTACTCTCATACCTTCTACTACTTCGATAGTAGTCTCGATACCGTTAGCAGCTTCTACTGTGATAACACCTTCGTTACCAACCTTAGCCATAGCATCAGCAATAAGCTTACCGATGTACTTATCGTTGTTAGCAGAGATAGTAGCCACCTGTTCTATTTCAGAACTGTCTGATCCTACAGGCTTGCTCATCTCTTTAAGATTAGATATAAGCTGTTCAGAGTATCTATCCATACCTCGCTTTACATCGATAGGGTTTGCACCGTCTTCGATACGCTTCATACCTTCTTCTACCATAGCCTGAGCCAATACCGTAGCTGTAGTAGTTCCGTCACCAGCAGCATCTACTGTACGTGCCGATACTTCCTTTACCATCTGAGCCCCCATATTCTCTATGGTGTCTTCTAGGTATATCTCTTTTGCTACGCTTACCCCATCTTTAGTTACATGTGGAGCACCTAACCCTCTGTCTAACACTACGTTACGACCCTTTGGTCCAAGTGTTACTTTAACTGCATCAGCTAATTTGTCTACCCCGTCTTTTAATTTGACACGAGCATCTTTATTGAATTGAATTTTTTTATGCATTTGACTGTGATTTTATTTTTTATTGTATTCGTAGTCTCTGGTCTCATACCAGCGGAGATAATCTTCTATCTCCCTTTGAGTCATAGTCCAACTACTATTTTGAGAATCGTTCCGCGAATCCTCCTGAGTAGTCTTTTTCTTCTTCGATTTTGCCATTTTCCTGTAGTTCTTTTACGAGTTGTTCTAGCTTTTGTCTTTCTATAATGAGTTCTTTGCAATCTATCGCTGTTTGTTTTATTGATTGTAGCTCAGCTTTCCTAGCGCTACCGCTTACTTCTGGATCTACTGGCTTCTTTATTTCTTCTATCATATTATCGATAGCTATCTGCATGCTATCCATAAGCCTCTTCGAGGCATCAACTGTCTTGAACTTCGACATACATCAATTCATCTGGGCGAATACGGAACAGCTTCTTACCGTCTACTTCTATCTCGTAGTCACTCCCTTTCATGAAGTGTACCACATCGCCTGGTTTAACATCTAACCACTCAGTACGTTCATTATGTTTAATGAACCTAGCCTTCTTAGTAGGTATCTCTTTAAGAGACACAATCTCTATACCGTTAACTACTTTATTGCTTTGATCCTCTGGGATAGGCTCTAGTAGTAACCACCCACCAAGAGTATTGATCTCACCAGTCTCTTTAGACTTGTAAGCGATAGCTTGGTTAGCTAGCGTTTCGTAATGGTTGTATCTCACAACAAACAACCCTTCTTCTGGGTTGAGTCCTAAGTGCTGACCTTTCTGTGTAACTACATGGTGGTGGAAGTACAGCGTATCACCTACTGACACGCCAGTGTCGAATTTTGCTGGGACGGAAACTACCTCTCCACCAGTAACTCTATGCTTGAACTCTTCATACTTAGATTCTAAGTAGAGCTCTTGTCCGTTACCCATGGTGATAGTATCCTTTCTCGTCTTATCTAAAGAGACGATAAAAGACTCTAGGGTTTTCATCAATTAAAAATTTAAGTCGTATTCTAATAAACAAGGCATGCTGTCGATAGACTTCCACAGCATAGTCTCAGTGTCGTTTTCTATATATACTAAGTACCTTTTCATTCCGTACTTAACGAGATGTCTTTCGTCTTGAACGATGGCGCTGATCTTTCCTTGCCCTGCTCTCATACCTACATAGTAGGCCATGCCGTCCTTAGGGTCTTTACCGACCACAATTTTTCTAATAAGTCCTTCCATTTTAATTAAGTGATATGTCGAGACCGTCTAAGAGATCGCCAAGGATGTCATCATCGTCATCTTCGTATGTCGTATCCATAATATGCTTGATTACGTCAAGTTCATTACGAGACATCAGGTTATAACTATAGACAGCATTGACTTGTCTCTCTTCGTCCTCTTCACGAGTGTCTTCATTTGTAATAATACCAAATACAATAGATGAGATAACTTTATCTTGATAACCAGCTTGCACCACAAAGTCCTCTAATTCTTTGAGTTTCACGTAGAGTTCGCTGGCAAATTCGCTATCTTTATAATCCATTATATCTTTTTTACGAAGATACAACAATTTAATTCATGCCGAAATCTACAGTTAGAAAAAAAAGATTGTTCAGGGAAGTGTCTTATCTAAGAGATAAGCATATCAATCATAACCACCTCAAAAATTTAAGGAAGGTTAGGACAACCTTCTGTCAGGATAGAGGCGTAAGCTTTAGTCATCTAGAGTTTCTACTGTGGGCATACGACAAAGAGTTCTGGACAATACACTATGCTGTCGATGATTACGGATTCAACAAGAGAAATCTAGAGAACAGAATCCTTTGGCCGCTGCAGAACGAAGGGTATGTGTATAAACACTTTGACAAACTCACCCCTTCTACTACAGCAGAGGATCATCTCTTCCGTGAGGAGACGAAGTACAACTACAGAGTAAGATATGCTATAACGCAAAAGGCTCGCATGTTAGTGCAAGCCTTCTATAATAGATTAAGTGATAGTTAAATAACGCTATACGTTACTTTCCCATTATCATCTCTTTCAGCCTTAAGACACCTCTTACGATTGGTCTCAGGAGAAACATAAGAGACGTGAACCCAATCAGGGTTATCATCTTCACCGAATTCCCAAACCATTTGATCGAAGTCCAGATTCTCTCTAATGTAGTTGAAGATCTCAGCGTTTGTAACGCCCCCGTATACATCTGCGTCCAGGTCGAGTGCTCTTCCTTCCATATGCTGACTACGCTTACTACCGCGGATTGCACGGTTGAGATCAGGCGAGCGATACCCTGACGACACGTATATAGGAACTCCGAAGTGTTCACGACAAGGTTGGA